TCTTGCTCTTGGTGTTGAGCATATCTGTTATCATTAGGATGGAAGAATCTCACGTATGAGTATCTCCAGTCATCACCACTGTATTTGTCATAGTCATCTATCCATGCACCATGTAACTTATTACCTGTAAAGATAACACATGTGTTAAATTCAGCTGGTATTATATAGTCCACTTCGAAGTCTTTCTCAACTTCATATAGAACACCCATGTGTTCCATGTTTGTAATCCACTCACCTTTGTATACTGCAGTTCCACCACTCTCATGCTTGTCCATATAGACTAACATGTTCAGTGTGGATTGGTCATCGGGTGTAATGAATGCACTATCGATGTGTGGATAGTGTTGCATCTTTGGGTCAAACTCTGTGATAGTTTGGAAACAGTTGAACTCATGTATCTGTTGATAGTCATAGTCACCTTTCCACCAATACTTTCTGCAAAGGTCTAGTATTCTGTCCATTTCATTGACGCCGACCCTAGTAGGATGTCCTATCTTGTCTGTAATACGACAATCATTATATACGGTACCGTTAGGTGAGTCTCTCTCTGTAGAGTATTTCCACATAGGATACTGTCTACTTGAGATATGTTCATATACATCTTCGGGATTCTCAAAGAAATTCTTAATGGTGATAACACCGTTCTCGAATGTGTGTTCTAATTTGGGATTCACTGCATACAGTTCATCTAGTGCATATGTCTTCTTCATTACCAAGTCCTTAAAATGTTAATCATAATCAATATCGTACAAGCAATATTCACCCCTACTATGAGGGTTCTGATTACGGCTATTTTGTTTTCGTTCTGAGGATTATATCCATCCTCTTCGTCAAATGCTCCTAGAGCATGTTTCCATATGTTCCAGCAGTCATATAGTATTTTCCATAACATTAGAAGATGTCTCCGTAATGGAATCTATCTCCGTGTTCAGTGTCATTTAGTGGAGTGTTATGTTTTAGGTTGAATGATATCGAGTATCTTGTCTCGGGGTCATCCTTCTCGTCTGCTTGTGGAACCGAGTGCATCATATACGACGGCCACATTAGGAAATCACCAGCGGTTGGTTCGAAATGCATATCGGATTGAAATCCTGTGCAACCAGTAAATGCCATGTTTGGTTTGTCATCTTGAAACAACAAATCCTCATTACCATTGTGTGCGTATTGGGCTGCCATGTTAGGATTCCAAAACTTGATTGGTCTCTTCGATGAGTTGACATAGTAAGTGCCACTTATATATGAGTCAACATGATTGTGTATGTCATGCATGTTATCACTACCGTATCTGTTGACCCATGCAAATAAATGTATGTCGTGTCTTGATAGGTGACTCACGTCTTTGTGAAACTGAGTACGTATGAATTCTATGTAAGTATCCTTCATCGTATTAGAGAAGTCTGACCACCATGATAGTTTATGAGTTTGCTGTCTCACGTCTTCATCGAAGTAGGACGTGTAGTCACTCAATCTATCTTTGTTCTCTTTCAATGAAACCGTATCAACAAGACTATCAATATCTTTCATGATAGTCAACGCGTTAAGTGGCATTTGACCCCTTAGAAAAGGAGTCGAAAACAGACCCATAACTCTATGTTGAGCTGGTGAGTACTGTGACTGGATTTGTCTATTTGGTCTCATCGACTGCTTCTTCGGCAGGTTTTTTGATAGTTACGTCTCTGTAGTATACAACTACTTCACCTAACTGTTTAATGTATCTCTTTAACTCTTGCATGTTACCACTCATGACTTCATAGTCACCTATGGTGGTTGCAACGAATACTATCTCACCCCCATTCCTCTCTTTCATCTCATCTTGGAACATGTCAAAGTGGGTGTAACCAACTGGCCAATCGGGGTTGTCTCTGTCTTCTAATGCACAGTTCTTAGGTCTCTTACCTTCTGTTCCGTCTGCTTCAATAGGTTTCCTACATAGGTTATCTGCAACAGCTTCTGATACTACGAACCAATTAGGAGCAGTTAAGTCCAATGGTCTTGGTAGTACAGGTTGAATGATTTCTATCTCAATTGGTGCTGAGATTACTTCTAACGGTTTAGTACCGAATCCTTGAAATAGACTACAACTACTCGTCGTTAGTGCTAGCGTCAAGATTGCTAATGTTCTTAGTGTCATCTTCTATACCCTCAAATACTCTGACTGTTGCTCTGTTGACTTTGCCTGACATTAAGCCAGGTTTTGCAACTGCAAGTGCAGATAGATTATGTCTTTGAAATATCTGTAGATACTCCGTTTTTTCTGCTTCGATTGAAGCATTCCTACGACTCATATTAGAAAGAGCTTTTCCTTGTTTCTCAAAGGATTCCTTCATGACTGCTATAGTTCGTTGTTGTTCTTCTACCGCTGCAGTCAATTTAGCATTGTTTGCTATCAAGACTTGGTTCTGTGAATACTGAGTGTATCCAAAGAAACAGGCTGCAACGAGAAGACCGATTAATAAATTTTGCATTATTACTTCTCCACTATTTTGAACTCTAATCCCTTCGCAGATTGTATGTCAACTAGTTTCCCAGTGTCATGGTCTCTGAAATGAAGACGAGTTATTTTATTCACCAAGATACTTCTTGATATGTAATTCGATTTGTACATGTTACCACTCTCGGCTTGTCTGTACAGTGTAATCTCATATTCCTTTTTGAAGAGGTGTTTAAACCACTCCCATATTCTCCAAGCATATTTCTTGAAGAACTGTTTGATTGCATTAAGCATATTTTTAAGCATAGTCCATCCACCCAGTTATTATATATTTGACACCCGATAGAGGTGGGTTTCCTCTATGCATGTGGGTAAAACCAGCAGGCCATATAACTATGTCACCTCGTTTTGGTTTCACTCTTAATGATTGGTATAAGAATTCTAGTTCACCACCGTCATCAACATCGTTAAGGAAGATTGCCCATGCAAGTAATGATTTGTTAGAGGATGGGCAATTGGTATGTTCACAATGCCAGACATGATAACCTTGTTGTGGTAATGTCTTTTGGATTTTGAAACCACTGACCATCAATCCTCTGTAGTTGTCCTGTACTGGATATCTCTGAAAGAACTGGTCTATGACCCCATCTTCCCCTTCAAGGATGTTTAGGAGTCGTGGTATCTGTCCACCGAAGTATGATGCTGGTACTTGAGTGACGCTGATTGCGTCATCTGATTTCTTTGACACATTATCAGTGTCGTATGATTTACGTGGTAGTGTAAGACCTCTGTCTTCACACTTTTGGTACAGGTTCAATGCATATTCGATGAACTCATCATCTACAAAACCTTTGTGTAATAGAACATGTTCACCTAAGTCGATGATTTCTCTATTGTCTTCGTCTCTTTCTCTTTCCATAATATATGTACCAACACGCATAAGATACAATTATCTTATACGTATATTTAGTGTTTTTAAACTGAGTGGTACAACCGACAGGACTTGAACCTGTAACCTACTGCTTAGAAGGCAGTTGCTCTATCCAGTTGAGCTACGATTGTATTTCTACTCACCGTTTCTTAAAACTTTTAATTGTGCAATCGTGTCCGCTGCACTAGTGTGTAATATTCCTATTCCACCATGTTCAACCCATGCATCAAGGTTCTTCTGTCTGTCATCAATAAGGACACTTCCCTCTAATGCAAACATTCCTTTCTGACTACCAGTCATAGTACAAGTAACAACAACGGTAGGACTTACATATTCCTTAATCCATTCTTGTTTGTCCCACACTACTAGTTCTCTGTTCACAACACCAGCTGCAGTGAGTATTTCCCACGGTAGGTTAGTGTGTCTTACGTAACCAACTAAGTCCCACATGTCGGGCATAGGTGGTAAACTTCTGAATAGTCTCTTGTTTGTTAGTTCTTCCTTCCTGTTGTCATAGTCGTTATGACCTTGGTCGGTATTAGGGAATGGTGTCCCTGTAAGTGTCTCAACACCAGTGTTGAAATCTGCAAGGACTCCATCCATATCGATGAAGATTCTCTTAACTTTGTTTATTTCTTTATTTTCCATACGTATAGTATACCACTAATTAGGCCATGCTGTCAAGGCCTATTTGACTAGAATCGTGCAACATAAGCTTCATCTGTTTCCATCATAGAACGGTTCAATGCAACCTGTAAGTTAATCTTCTCAGCATACATATGAGCTTCCATTTTAGAGTGGAATATCTTAGCACATAGTGGACGATTGGTGTGTAAACATAGTAGTCGGTAATAGAATTTCATGATTATTGGTTCTCTTTGTAGATTCGATTAGTCTTACGGAAAGTGCTCATATTGACAGCCCATTGAACCATCAACTTACGTTCGTTGTAACTCATGTCTTCCCAATCAGCTTCCTTTGCAGAAAGATACTCAGTCGCATCTCGTTCTTCTTGGGTAGACCACTGTCCATCAGCTTCGGGGTAAAGAACGATGGTTGAGTCTTCCATGACTTCTTTGTCTGTCCAGTTCTCGGGTAGTTGGTTTGACATTTCTTAGTTCCTTTCTTCTCTCAGTGAAGTAGTATTATCTCATTAAGCGGGTGGCATTGTCAAGGCTTATCGCTGATATTATTCATGCGATACGCCAAAGTTTCTGCTTCAATCTCATCCATGATACCATCGGTGATTGCTTGTCTGACATGTACCATTTCATGTGCCAAGGTTATGTACCTTTCTTCATTGAACTTAATGAACATCTCCATGTACACGTTAACTCGTGCTTTTTTGGGGTAATCTAGGAATCCCTGTCTTCTATCGGGATGGGGTAGTCTGAATATATTCAATGTAACCTTAGAGTGTTCAATACCTAATTGTATTGCAAACTCGACAGCCTTATCTCTCATGAGAGCATTGTTACATAATATATTCATCTAGTTAATCGTCGTGGTCTTCTACTTCCTCTAATAGGTCTTCGTCCATTTCAGCACCACAAAATGGGCAATGGTCGATACCGTATTGATGTGAGTCCATGTCATGCTTGACTTCACATTCTGATTTACAATCCGTGCAGTGTAATCTAATCTTCAAGTTTTTCTCCTATTATTTCAGTAAAGAAATTTTCATTTGATTTAGGTTTCCCATCAATCACTCCATATGGTAGTTCTCTTAATGCTTCACTCTTCTGAAAATCTGAACCACATGTGTATATTCGTACTTCATGTGTATCTTTATTCAATGTTTTTGCAACATGGGTTAATCTCATGTCCATAGCATGTTGACTATGAGGCATGTTGAGATATACGTGTACACTTGAATACTTGTGGAATTTATCAAATGTTTTAGTCATGGTTACTCTCTTGACCCCAAAATTCCATCTTGTGCCATTCCACTAGGTTGTCGTATCCACCTATTGCTTCTCCGTCAATCCTAATTTGTGGGAATGTCCTTGCAGTTGGGAACTGTTCAAATAGTTCCTCTCTTGTAAAGTCTGACCCTAACTGTGAATAGGTGTAGGTGTATCCTTCCTTCTCACAAAACCATTTAGCTTTGTCGCAGTATGGACATTGTGGTTTACCGTATATTTCTATCATAATCCTTTTCTTTCATTCTCTTTCAATTTGTTGAATTCGATACACTTGTTACATGTACCACATCTTACATCACCACCCTCACTACATGAATTGACATATTGTCTTAACGGTATAGGTATACTACACCATTGTTCCCATTTTGTCATTCCACCAAGTGGTGGTTCTAATCTCATTCCGTGTTCAGTATTCATCAACCTTGCATAGAACTCAAATACTATATTGAATTCCCAAGCCCTTGATAACCATGGGAAATCTGATTTGTTTAAATCACCATAGTTAGTCATACCACTGTTCACCCCCCAAAAGTATTCCTTTATGTGTGGGAACTGTGTCATGGAACTCATCAATGCAAGGAACCAATGTCTAGAAGAGTGGAAGTATTCTTCCGACACTTCTTCATGGTCGTATTTAGGATGTTTGTGAACTATAAGTTCTACACCCAGTTCTGCACATATATCAGTGACGTTGTCGTGTAATACATTTGCAGTAGTGATAGGGTTATCCCACACTGAGTGTAATGCAATGGGTTTATAACCATTGTTTACTGTCCAATTTAGTAATGCAGTTGACTCAACTCCACCACTGAACATAACAACACATTGTTTCACTATAATTCAAACCCTGCGAATGTATTATCATCTACGTCTTGTTTGATACCACCAATTAGATAGGATTCTATCTCCGTCTCTTGTGGTGCATTCTGTAACCCTCTACTGTTAAACCAATGTTTAGTCCATGGTAATGGGTTGTTTGTTGACGATATATCGTACAGTGGTTGCATACCTAATGCACGAAGTCTTTTGTTTGCTGTGTACTCTACGTACTGACCAAGTAATGGAGTAGATAGTCCAATCATTGAACCGTCTTTGAATAGGAACTCAGCCCATTCTTTCTCTTGTTTTACTGCATCTCTGTACATGTCATATACTTCATCCTCACACTCTTTCATGATTTTAGTCATCATCTCATCACCTTCCTGTTTCTGATAAGCTTTGATGATGTGCTGTGTGATTGCTAGATGTTGTGCTTCGTCTCTTGCAATAAGAGAGATAATCTTTGCACTTCCTTCCATCTGTTTTAACTCACCAAAGGCAAATGAACATGCAAAGGATACAAAGAAACGTACTCCTTCTAAGATGTTAACTGATACCAGTGCAAGGAACAATGCTTTCTTAAGCTCGTATTCATCCACTTTAAGACCTAATAATCTACGTCTTCCTAGGTCAATGAACTTGTCGTACTTCTCTGTTACCTGTTCTGCTCTAGCGACGATTGCTGGTTCGTCTAGGATAGTGTCAAATATTACACTTGGGTCACTATACACATTCTTTATAATGTGAGTGTAACTTCGTGAATGTATTGTCTCCATGAAATCCCATGTAATGATACATGATTCTAATTCGGGGATACTTACAAATGGTAGAAATGCAATCGAAGGAGCTCTTCCTTGAACTGAATCAAGTAATGTCTGATACCTCAAGTTCGAGGTAAAGATGTGCTTCTGTGCATCTGTTAGGTTTTGGTAATCACCTCTATCTTTCTGTAAGGAAATCTCTTCGGGTCTCCAAAAGAATGATAGTTGTGTCTGCGTTAGTTTATCAAATACAGGGTATTTGAAAGTGTCGAATCTTTGGGTGTTCAACTGTTCACCAAAGAACATAGCTTCTTTTGTAAAGTCTACGTTGTTTTTGTTAAATACTGTCATCTTTTTCTTTTCTCTTTCTCAATTGCTAATTCAAATCCATCATAGTTATTTGCAAACTCACTCTTCGTAACTCTGTTGTGATATACGTCTGCAAACTTCATAAATTGGTCTTTAGTTCGTTTACACTCTTCATCATTCTCATCTGCATATCTATGTGGTCTACCATCAAATGATAATGCAAGATGGTCTGTCTCTGGCTTCTCGCTGGGGTGTGGATGCATCTCATTGATATCCAGTAGTCTACTGTCTTCATTAAAGAAGTGTAGAAAGATATGGTATGAGTAATCACCCACTAGATAATCTCTCCAGTGAATTACGTTTGGCCCTTGATATAATAGTACATCGCCAGGCTCTAAAGATATAGGGATACCTCTTCTGTTTCTATGTGGTAGTCCTTGTGATATTGCAAATGCTTCATCCATGTCACCCATGTCCACATAGTTACCATCGTTCTGTACCCATATCTTCCAAGGTGCATTGTCATCTGTCTTATAATCTAGACATATGGTTGCACTTATCTCACATGATGGTCTATCAGTATGAGCTCTTAGGTATGCACCTCTATCATATTTCCTTGTATAGGAATATGTTTCCCTTAGACCCATGTCAATGACACCGTCTAATTTATCCTTTAGCCATCTATGTAGGGAAACTGCCATTGGAGTACAGTAGTTTGCTTTGGACTTTCCTAGTGAATCTTTAGGTGAGTTTTGAGTAATCTCATGTTCTGTCTTGAATATGGCTTCATCCCATTTTTTGTTACCTTCAATGGTTTTCCATGCATCTAATGACATGTTGATAATGTCTTTGGGTATAAAGTTTTTTAGTACTACGTACCTGTCCTTCATCAATGACCATGTCTCGGGATTGGTCACACCAGCAATACTAGTGCCTGGTCTTTCATCGTCGGGGTATGTATATTTTACTGTCTTTGCATCATATGGCACAGGCATCGCAATCTTCCTCATCGTCACTGTTTGTTGGTGAATGCATCATTGGTGGTATGTAATCGTTAGACGCTGAATTAGGGTCTGTGATTACATCCTCTACCTTACCATCCATTGTGTTTTGGTAGTATGATGTCTTCCAACCGTACTTGTATGTGTTCAACATGTCCTGTGCCATTACTGATACTGGTACTTCACCCTTGTCATAATTCTCGGGGTTGTAACTCCAGTTACCACTAATTGCTTGGTCAAAGAACTTCTGCATCACTGCAAGTACTTTAATATATCCATCATTACTAGGCATATCCCATAGTAATGTGTAGTTGTTTTTCAGTATAGAATACTGTGGAACTACCTGTTTAAGTGTTCCTTTTTTACTCTTCTTGACACTGAGGTAGTCTCTTGGTGGTTCTACACCATTCGTTGCATTAGAGACGACGCTAGAGGACTCTGAAGGCATCTGTGCAGTCAATGTGGAGTGTCTTAAACCATGTACTTTGATTCTAGTCCTTAGTACATCCCAATCACATTGTAACACGTTAGGTATGATTGTGTCAACCTCTTTCTTGTACGTATCAATAGGTAATATACCCTTTGAATACTTAGTCTTGTGGAACCAATCACATGGCCCTTTCTCGGATGCAATTTGATTAGATGCTTTAAGTAGTTCGTACTGGAATCTTTCTGATAAATCATGCACCAATTGATGTGCTTGTGGGTCATCATACTTGACCTTGTTCTTTGCAAGGAAATGTGCAAGACCAATGTAACCTATTCCTAGGGAACGTCTTGCTTTTGTTGATACTTCAGCTGCTACGACTGGGTACTTTTGATAGTCTATTAGTTCTTCCAACCCTCTAACTGCAAGGTCACATAGATTACTAAGTTCATCTAAGTTCTTAATAATACCTACGTTAACTGCAGAAAGGATACACAACGCAATCTCACCTTCCCCATCGATATGACTGATAGGGTCGGTGGGTAGTGTTATCTCTTGACATAAGTTACTCATGTTAACCTTGTCGATAAAACTACTGTGCGTATTGCAATGGTCGATATTCATAATGTAAATACGGCCAGTCTCTGCTCTTTCTTTTAATAAACTTGTAAATAATTGTCTTGCACCAATCTTCTGTTTAGGAACACTGGTTGCACGTTCGTACTTCTCATAGAGTTCATCAAACTCGGGTGTTCCAAATGCTTCATATAATCCAGGCACACTATGTGGACTGAACAATGTGATGTCTTCATTCTTTAAGAATCTCTTATAGAATAGTTCTGATAATTGTATAGAGTAGTCTAGTTTTCTTACTCTGTTGTCTTCTGTACCTTTGTTGTTTTTGAGAACAAGGATGTCTTCGATTTCTTGATGCCAGATTGGAAAATGTACCGTGGCACTTCCGCCCCGTACTCCGTTTTGGGTGCAGCTTCGAACTGTGGCTTCAAACTTTTTAAGAAATGGTATGACTCCAGTATGTTGGACTTCACCCCCTCTAATTTTACTACCAATTCCCCTAATTCGTCCAGCGTTGATTCCAATTCCAGCTCTCTGAGCAACGTACTTACCGATTGCCATGTCACTTGAGAAGATGGAGTCGAGGGTGTCTGCGGAATCGACGAGAACGCAACTTGCAAACTGTCGAAGTGGTGTTCTGACGCCTGCCATAATGGGTGTGGGTATGTTGATTTTAAATTGTGATATTGCATCGTAGTATCCTCTAACATAACTTAATCTATTCTCTCCGTAATCTTTAAATAATGTCATTGCAATCAACATGTACATGAACTGTGGTGTCTCAAATAATGTGTTGGATGACCTGTCTTGAACCAAATACTTGTCTACTATCTGTTGTAGACCTGCGTATGTGAAGTCTAAATCTCTTGTGTGTCTGATAAACTTGTTACACTGTTCTATATCATCTTCTGTGTAATGTGTAAGGATGTCTTTATCATACACACCATTTTTGATGTTTCTTTGTATGATGTCTCCAAGGGGTGGATATATTTCACTGTCTTTCCATCTAGTGTTAAATACTTGTTTCTGTACACCGTATAGTAATAATCTTGCAGCCACGAACTGATAGTTTGGGGACTCTAGTGATATCAAATCACTTGCAGACTTAACTAGAATCTTTTGAATGTCACCTGTGGTGATACCATCATAGAACTGCAGTCCACTGTTCATTTCTACAGAAGATTCACTCACACCTGTAAGACCTCTACATGCTCTTTCTACCATTCTATGAATCTTATCTAAATCAATGTGTCTCTTTGACCCATCTGACTTAATTACTGTAACCTGTGCATTCATATCTTCTTGTACTCCATTAATTTTAGTTTTGCTGAAAGACCTTCAAACGTACAAGCATTAATGATACCTATTATTTCACTCTGAGTCATTCCCTTCATTATCATATCATTGATATCCTTACAATCTGCAACGGACTTATCGTCCCATATACAAACAGAATATCCCAACTCAATAACCTCTTCTAGTTTCTTGAGTATCTCTCCATTACGAGGCTCGTTATCATAAATGATAACTGCATTAGGTTTTATACCATCGTCTATCTTCTTAAAATCACTACCCCCGACTGCGATGCTGTTAGGTAGGAATAAACTATCTATAGGCCCTTCAGTCACATAGATGGTTTTTGTTTTGTCCACATTTTGTATGTTATAGATGAGTGGGTCGTCATCTAGGAACCTCATAGTTAGGTATCTAAGAGGTGAGTCATTGATTGCTCTACCACTGATACCAACTAGTTCCCCATCCTCTCTAAAGAACGGTAAAACGATTCTAGGGTCGTTACCAAGAACTCTGTCCTTATACTTAGGTGATAAGAGACTTAGTGTCTGAGCCGATTCTACGAACCATAAATCATCGATTTTATTGTCGGGAACCTTACGTGCTTGTAAGTATTCTCGTGCAACTATCTTCTCCTTGGCGGGGAACATTATTGCAGACAAATCGACTTTAATCATATTTAGTAATTCTGTTTTTGGAGTGAATTTGAACTCATTGGAACTGGGCATCTTATGATTAGATGCATGTTTCTTAGGTTTTCTTCCACTCTCGGTTAACCATTCTTTTATATACTCTTTATGTAGTACAGGAAAATGGTCTTTCAAAAAGTTGACACTGGATGTGGATTTACCACAATTATGACACTTGAATATGAAGCTCTGCTCTATTGCAAAGTGATATCCTCGGGCCTTATGTTTGTTTTTTGAAGAATCACCGCAGTATAAACATCTGTGATTCAACGTTGTATCGCCTTTCCATTTTGCAAGTTCTAGAGAACTTACACACATTGAAAGATATTTTCTTTCTAACCATAGCATACATCCATTATACATGGATATATGCTATTTTACAAGGTGGTTTTTACTCTATTTAAGCGTCGATTAGGGTTTGAACTCGTGCAAGTTCAGTGTCCCAAGCAGCTTTAGACGTATCGTAAGATGATTGTGCTAAAGTTCTACCGTCTGTTCCTTCTGCAGGAGCTCCAGTCATAGTAGGTTCTGTTGCAACTAGTTCTGCTTTGAATTCAGCAAGAGTCATGTTTTCTGATATGGCCATTATACTTCTCCTTCGGTTTTAGGTGTCATTGTTTCTTCGTGATGTTCGTCAGCAAGTTCATGGTGCATATCTTCGATATGTTCATCATGTTCCATGTTCATGTGTTCTGTCCAAGTGTTTGACCAGTCATTTTCTTCTGTTCTCATCCACTCATCTGCAACTACATCATAGTTTGCATCTGTATCGATGTTAGTAGCCAAGTTATACTCGTCTTCGTCATCGCTGTTTGGCATCATCCAACACTGGTAGATACAATCCCAATAAGCTTCTTCACCAAACCCTTCTGGGCATTCGTGTGTAGGTGTTTCGGGATGAATGTAATCACCTTCAGTACACGGTGTGTATACTATAGAGTAATCTTCAAATTTTTCTTCTTCGTGTGGTATGTTACCAAGTGAGTGTTCGATATCTAATAACATTCCTTTGATGTCATACAACGTCTGTGTAATTTTTAGACGTGGGTCTAAGTGTTTATCTTCCATTTTATTTCTCCAAGAAATGTTTTTTGTTATAAGTTTATTTAGGACTTTTGCAAGTTCTTCAGCTTGCTTTTTGGTACTTGAAGCACAATTCTTTGTGTTTCTCGTAACTTTTTAGTATTGCCTTTACCTTGTATCAGTCCTAAAGATGTTACCAGTAATAATATTGCCAGCGGGTCAAATACGAATATAAGCATGTAAATTACCCATCTTACAGCGTTGTCAAGGTACTTGACAGCATTCTCCTGTCCGTATATTACCTCTGCAATGTACTTAATTGGGCCCACTTCACGTTCTAGTGTAAGTATAATCTGTTTACTTTCAAACATTTCGTCCTTATACCCATCTATTATATCATATGATTGGTCTATCAACAAGTTGAATTCATCTGTTTTTACAATCAGTTCGTCTACATCTCCAGTAGATGACTGTTGTAATCTCTTAATCTCTACGTTAGCACCGTCAATAGTTTCCTGTGCTTGTGACCTGTAGTTGTCTATGTTACCCTGTTGTTCCCCAATGTCGTCTCTTATCTGTTCTCTCTGACCGTTCTGTTGAGTGAACAAGGTGTTTGCCTGTGCAACGTAATCTATGACCTCTAACTCGTCCTGTGAGAACACACCACCCTCTTGTGTAGTGATTGTCTCGACACCCTTGACTCTTAGTTCATTTACTGCAGTATCTAAGGTCGTTAGTTGACCTCTAAGAGATGTTATTTGTCCCTTTGCATAGTCAATGTCACCTTGTACTCGCTCCCATGAGCCGTCTCTAATCTCTTCCTGTTGGGTGATAGACGCACTTACATCTATCTTAGACCCACTAAGATTCTCAATCCTATCTTGATAGGTTATTATCTTATTCTCTTCTCTTGCTATCTGTGACTCGATACGTTGTACTACTGATTGTGCTTGTGCAGTGTCACCTGTTGTTTCTGAATGTGCTTTGGATAGGTAACCGAATATACCAAGGGATGTAATGAACATGAGAACAACCACTGAAAATACTAGGTAGTACTTCATGTAGTTTAGTTTGTCCCATGCAAGGTGTAGATAGGCTGCAGTTACAACCTTACCGAACTCTAAAGCACCTGCCATGATTACGATACCCATGAAAGCACCAGCAAATATAGTTGCAAGTCCTAACACTGAGAAATATGCAGCGATTGATGCAATTCCTAGGGACGTAATTACCGCGAGGTAATTCAAAAATCTATCCATAATTTACCTTTTTATGTTTCTACGCAAGAGTTGAAATAGTGCATGGGGTTCATACTTCTTATTTCTCTTCTTGTAACCAATGCTTGATGCATCGGTTGAAACAGCTGCTCCAGTTGCGTTAACTGGTGCATCTTCACTTAGGTTGTCTTCAACCATTTTCTTATTCATGTCAAATAGTGTACTAATATACGTCATTTTCGGTTACCAATACCCTGTCTTCGTTGAGTCCGTTCATATAACCGATATACACATCAATCCCGAAGACTTTCGAATGATGTTCGGCTATTACGATTTCTGTTTTGTGAGCGTATTCTTTATCTAAGACTTCAAGTCTTCTACGTAAGTTGTATGTACCTACCTCTAGTTTACCGACTGACATGGATTCTTCTAGAACCTCTCCATCTATCTTACCTAATTCCTTTAGATGACGATAGAACTTTTCACATAGTTCTTCCATTTGGTTTTCGTCCATCTCATTTGATTCTTTTAACATGAGTAATGCAACAGCGTATGATGCAAATTGGGATTTACCGAATGGTACCTTGTTTATTATTTTCTTTAGATTGAATACAAGTCTGTGTAACGGTGTTAGGGAAGATTTCTCTGCAGAAGTTTCGGGGTTGTTGGGGATAGACACACCTACTTCATTGTCTATCATTTTGATTCGTGTCCCTTTGTTATCAATGAACCCGAATTTGTATGCCTGCATTTTTTCCCAAGGTGTAGTTAACATCTTGAGGATTCTAAAAGTTATTAGCGTATCTACGATTCTCATATATCTATTTAGGT